AACCTCTGGAAAGTGGTATATAGAAATAAAACAATTAGTATCAACTGGTCACAACGGTTATAGTGTTTTTCAAAAAAGCGGCAACACTACATATAATAGCCCACCATACGTTTCTTCAAACCCAGTAGATGGCAATTACGGTATAACGCTTTACGACAACGGTAACAGATGTTATCTTGGTAATTCACTTCAATCACCTACGGCAAATCTAGCTATAGGAACTAATCAGGTAGCTTGCATAGCTGTAGATGTTGATAATCAAAAAGTTTGGTTTGGTAAAAAAACAAGCACAACAGCTACTTCAGTAACTTGGGTGAGTGGAACTAATCCAGCTACTAACACCGGTGGGTATTCAGTTAGTTTCACTGAGTTCGATCCAATGGTCTCGCATGTTTCTGAATCGAGCGGTAGACAATCTGAGTTTGGATATGTTGCTTCTACTGATTTTACAACACCAACTGGATTCGAAAATTGGAAAGGTGATTTTGCATCAACCCTGACGGTTAACTGCTCAACGCATTAGGTTTTACTTTATAATGGAAATTTAACAAAAAACAAGTAATAATATAAAACATACTAACATATAAACCAAAACCATATGACACTTTATTACCAGACTCATTCGTGGAGTAGTCAACCACAACCAACCGAAGAAACCATTAAGCTTTGGAAACACATTTCAGAAAAATCAAGCTGGAGGATTGTTCAACTGCAAAATGGCTTCTTTCAAACCGAATATCAGGACCTAAACAACAAGGACACCTGGATTGATGTAACTCGTAGAGAAACTTTAAACGGTGCTGAAACTGCTATAGACAAATCAGTGGATCATTATTCTAAAAAAGTAGAGTTTATCAATGGACCAAAAGTTGTTAAAACCTTCAAGTAAAAAAATAAATTCAATTAAATTAAATTAAATATGTCAGACTTAATAGTCAAAAACCTTAATTTTGGGCAAGAAGCTCAAGATAAGGTATTCGAAGGAATAAACAAGCTCACAAAAGCCGTTAGCTCTACATTAGGTGCTAGCGGTAAATGTGTGTTACTAGAAGATGGATCAGGAAATCCATTAATAACAAAAGATGGTGTAACAGTTGCAGATACAATTGTATTATTAGATCCAGTTGAAAATATGGGTGCTACGCTTTTAAAAGAAGCAGCACGTAAAACAGTAAGAGAAGCTGGTGACGGTACAACAACCGCAACAGTTCTAGCGCATGCCATACTAAAGGAAGCTCAGAAAGTTCAAGCTAACATAAGTTCTAGAGACTTAAAAAGCGGTATTGAAGAAGCAACCGAAAAAGTAGTGGCATACCTAGAAAAAACAAGCACAAGCGTTAAAGGTGATATGATAGATCAAATAGCTACCATATCAACAAATAACGATTCTGAATTAGGAAAAATAATTGGTGATGCTTTTAGAGCTGTAGGAGATACCGGAGTTGTAATGATGGAACCATCTGCTGAAGCAGAAACAAAAGTAGAAATAGTTGATGGTATACAATATGATAAAGGTATAACAAATCAACATTTTATAACAAACCAAATAAGTAAAACAGCTGAATTAGATGATGCAGCTGTGCTTTTAGTAGAATCACCTATTGAAAATATTAGACAAATACAATCTATATTAGAGCATGTTATAAAAAATAGTATACCTCTATTAATTGTAGCAGATATGGAGCCTGCTGTTGCAGCTACATTAGCAATGAATAAAACAAAAGGTAATATAAAAGTAAATGTAATTAATGCTCCAACTTTTGGAATAAACAAAAGAGAAGTTTTAGATGACTTAGCAATGTTAACAGGTGCTACAGTTGTAAATGAAGACTTAGGAGATGACATGGATTTAATACAGCCTGAATTTTTAGGTAAATGTTTAAAATCTATTACAGACGAAAAAGATACTGTGATACAAGTAGAAGAACTTTCTGAACAAGTATTAGATGTTATAGAGCAAATTAAAAAAGAACTATCAGAAACACAAACACCTGGAAACTTGATTCGCCTTGAAAAAAGATTAGCTCGTTTATCAGCTAAAATAGCGATTGTTCAAGTGGGTGCAAATTCTGATATTGAATTAAAAGAAAAAACAGATCGAGTAGAAGATGCAATATGTGCTACTAAAGCTGCGATTAAAGAAGGCATTGTTCCAGGAGGTGGAATTGCTTTATTAAATGCATCCAATAGCATATCCGCTAAGTCTAAAGGTGAAGAAGCTTTATTAGAAGCTGTTAAAGCACCTTTTAAGACTATTTTAAGCAATGCGGGTATATTGGAGTATGATTTGCCTAAAGCTAAAGGTAAGGGTCTTAATGTGGTTACAGGAAATATGGTAAATATGATTAAGTCAGGAATTATAGATCCTTTATTAGTTACTAAAAGTGCACTTCGTAACGCGGCTTCTGTAGCTACAACTATATTATCAACTGATTGTGTAATCAATAATTTAAGATTAGATGAAGGCAATAGGTAATAATATAATTATAACACCAGAAAAAGTAACTTCTGAAAAAACTAAAGGTGGATTACTTTTAGTTAAAAAAGACAGAGAAGACATAAGATATACTAAAGCTACTATTGATTCAGTCAGCGATGATATAAAAGGGTTAAATAAAGGAGATCAAATTTATTATGACCGTCATGCTGGTAATATAATTGAAATAGATAAACAGCATTTTACTATAATTAAAACTCAAGATATAGTTGTTGTTTTATGAGGCGTTTAGAGGCTAGCGACATTAGGGAGTTAAACCTGTTAAAGCATTATAGAATTATTCGTAAATGGGCTTGTAGAAATAATAACTTAAATGATGCTGATTTAGAGTTACTTATGTATTTTGATTGTATGGGTATGTTTACTAAACAAGATTTTAAAACAGGTACATACTCTTATAGCTGGGATAATCGCAGATGGAATAAATTCGTTAAAGACGGTTGGGTTGTAGTATTTAGAAATTATAATAGAACAACACAAAAATATAGTATATATAAACTTTCATTAAAAGCTAAGCAGCTAATAATGAGAATGTATCGAATAATGTTAGGTGAAGAAGATATACCTACAAGCTCTAGAAATAATATAATGTCTGGTAAAACATATACAGACAAAGTGCTTATAACTGCAATAAAAAACGTAAACAACGATAAAAATAGATAATTATGAATTATAAAGATCCTTTAAAAATGATTGATCCTGTTACCGGAGTAGAAATGACTACGCAACCACCCATGCCGGCTAACCAAAAGGGTACTGCTAGACCATTGTTTAGCGAAACGGTTCAAAACGCTGCGGGGCAAATATATGGTGATTTAAATTCTAGACAAATGTCTTTAGGAAATAATGCTCCTATGTTTATGTCCGCTAGCCAAGAGAAAGCTTTCGGACCCGATAGTGAAGTGTATAAAAGCGGCAACACGGCTATATATGAAGGATTAAAAGCTGATTCTAAAGAATAAAAGCATTATAAAATAAAATAAATAAATAGTTATGGATAAAAGAGAAACAATGATAATAAATAACCCAAAGCTTGAAGGTCAAGTTGGTGAAAGTGCCGTATGGAATGGTCCTTTAAGCAAAAAAGGTTTTCCAATGGGACACGGTAGTAGCTCTGGTATTACAGGCATGGAAGTGTCTAAATATCCATGCAGCTACAGCGATCAACCTATAACTCAACGAGCAAAAGGAAAATAAAATGGCAACAGGAGATATTAAACTACTGGCAGCCAACGCAATAACACTAGCGATAAGCATGACACATATTGAAGTGACTCTAAAAGTAATCTTATTGCTTATAAGCATCGGATACACAGTAGCTAAGTGGGTAAAACTAAAGGAAAAGAAGTAATAATTATAGCATGGGATACGAGCAAAATCAATCACCTTTTTTAAGAGTTGCAAAAACCACTAAAGGTAAAGGCAGAAATTATAGAACAGCTGAAGAAGGAGCTGGTATGACTGCTGCTGGAGTTAGAAAATATAGAAAACAAAATCCCGGAAGTAAATTAAAAACAGCTGTAACTAAATGTGATGTTAAAGTTGGAACAAAAGCTTATAAAAGACAAAAAGCTTTTTGCAGTAGATCTAAAAGCTGGGACGGAGAACGCGGTAAAGCAGCTAGAAAAAGATGGTGCTGCAGTAGATTTTAATATAAAAATAACACATTATGGAACAAGGACACTTTGGTCATTACACAGGTAATGCAAGACATTCAAAAACACCTATAACAAAAGGTAACGTACACGCTGCAGAAAGAGATGATGCTGCACACATTTCTTATTTAAAAAGAGATATTGATTATGATGCTAAGCATGGACATAGCGATAAAAATATGACAGCAGACGAAAAGCATATATCAAAATTAGCCGGAGATATTAAACACGATTCAAAAAAATATTAAAATGTACAAGAAACCAAACCCTATAAAGCAACTGATCGAAAAAGGTAAAATGCTAAGCTCAGCAAAAGGATCAAGTAATTATATGAAAAAAGATTCTAAATCAGCTATATTAGCAATAGGTGATATTGGAAAACCTGGTTATGACAAATATGGGGCTGAGTTAATGAGTACCAAGCGGGCTAGATTGAAAAAAGAAAAAGAAAGTTCAAGCTCTAAAAAACAACCTGTAGACTCTTTATACGGAAGCGGTAAAAGCAAATCTTTTAATGACGGCCTAGGAAGAGATAAAGGGTTTGTAACTAAGGATAAACCAGCTAAAACTGATATTAAGCCTACAATTAAATCTAAACCTTCTTCAGATAAAAATAACAAAAAAACTACATTAGTTAAGAAACAAACACCTAAATCTACTCCAAAAGACAATACACCATCTGCGGCACAAACTGCAGCTTCTAAATTAGAACAAAGAGCTAAAACCGCTATAGCTAAACGTAAAAAAGCTCCAAAAACAAAAGACGGAGTTAATGCTGTAATTGAACATCAGAATAAAAAGGGAGCAGCATCAAAAATAAAAGATACAAAAACAAAAAGTAAAGCTGAAATTAGATCTGCTAAAACAACCGCAAAACAGGCTGGTAAATCTAAGCAAGAAATTAGATTAGCAAAAACAAAAGCTAAAGCTAAAAATGCTAGAATAGAAACAACTTCAAAAGAAACAGCGGCTCAAGGTGGTAAAAAAGCTCAAGAAAAAAGAGCTAAAACAATAAGGCTAGAAAAAAGAGCTAAAAGAATAGAAGCAAGAATAGCTAAAAGAAAAGCAAAAAAATAATGAAATCAAAAGGATTTGGAGATAGCGTTGAAAAATTTACCAAAGCAACAGGTATAAAAACTATTGTAGATAATGTATCTCAAGGTTTAAATATACCTTGTGGATGTGAACAAAGACGTGATGCTTTAAATAAAATGATTCCTTATAAAAAATAAGTATGGCTTTTAAAATGAATGGTGCACCTTATATTGATAACAATACCCCTATATATCATGTAGATATGGAAGATGGTGTATTAGGTAAAGCTAATAACAATGGCACTATAATCATTAATAAAGATATTAAAAACCCTAAACAAATAGATAGCGTTGTAAATCACGAAATGGTTCATATAGATCAAATGAAAAGAGGTGATCTTAATTATGATGATAAGTACGTTTATTGGAAAGGAAAAAAATACTCAAGAGCACAAATGAAAGAAGGTGCTAAAAATCTTCCTTGGGAAGCAGAAGCATATAAAAACGCATAACTAAAAAGTATATTATGAGTGAATCATGGATGAAAAAACACGCTAGGAATTTATTAACCACTATGCCTATAGATGATAGTGCTTTACATGAACACGGGCCTATAGATCCAAAAACAGGTAAAAAAACACACCCTGGACCAGGAGCTCAGTTAGACCCTAGTAGGTTTAATGACAGATCTAATCCAAATGATCCTAGAACAGATATTCCCAAAAAAGAACTGGATGAAATTAAAATCAAAAATGCTAAAATAGCTGCAGAAAGAAAAAGATTACGTGAAAGTAATGATCCGGCAATTAGAAAGCTATATCCTAAAGTTAAAACTTTAAAAGATATAGGTATATACGGCAAATAAATGTGGAAAGTTTTATTAGGACTATTAAAAGGCGGGAGTGGCAGAAAATCTGTAGCTGGTAACTTAGCTTGGGAAATAAGAGAAGCAATTAAAGGCAAAGAGCTTGATCCCGAAAAATTAATAGAACTACAAACTAAAATAAATATGGTTGAAGCTTCGCATAGAACTTTGTTCGTTGCTGGTTGGAGACCGTTTATAGGATGGATATGTGGAGTTGCGTTAGCTTATAATTTTGTTATACGTGATTTATTTATTTGGGTAACAAAAACAACAGATGCACCACCGCCATTGCAAATGGAACATTTAATGACAGTACTGCTAGGAATGCTCGGGCTTGGTGGACTAAGAACATACGAGAAAATAAAAGACAAAGTAAAATAATTAAATTTAATCAAATGAAAAAAGTAGAAGAAGTAAAAAAAATTACTGAAGAGCAATTAACAGTAATTAAAGATCACCAAAAAGATCTAAACAAATCTTTAACAAATCTTGGGTTTTTAGAAACTCAAAAGCATAGCTTGCTTCATGAGTATGCTGGATTAGTAGAAGACATTGAAAAGTATAAAAAAGATCTTGAAGATATTTATGGTGCTATTAATATAAATATTGAAGACGGTACTTATACTGATATTGAAAAAGAATAAAAGTGGACCATATTATAAGAAAAATAAGTATAGGCTCTGATTATAAAAATGAAGCTATGCATTATGCTATCGGCCAACAAGTTTATGGAGGTCACACAATATCTGCTATATTATTTGAAAATGAAGACGATTCTTATAATATACATATTAAAAAGCAAAATGAAATTTTACCTTGGAAAAAGTTTAATAAAAATATGGCTATTTCCGTAGAGTACGATTTAGAATATTAATGAGAAGTATTCAACAATTTATAATAAAGCCGATTGGGCAAAGATATAATAATGAATTAGCAATAGGCGATAAAAAGCTTATTGTTAATTCTAGTATATCAAATCATAAGTTTGTCAATAGAGAAGCTGTGGTTGTTTCAGTGCCTTTAGCTTTAAGGACAAATATAAAAGTAGGAGATACAGTATTAGTACACCATAACTTGTTTAGAAGATACTATAATTTAAAAGGTAAATCTGTAAACAGCTCAAAGTATTTTAAAGACGATATGTATTTTGCATCAGTAGATCAAATATATATGTTTAAAAGAAATAATAAATGGAATACTGTATTAGACTATTGCTTTATAAAACCAGTTATTAATAAAGACGAATCTAAGCTGTCTAAATTAAAAAATAATATTGGTATAATAAAATACGACAATAGCTCCTTAAATGCGCTTAAAATAAGCACAGGAGACACTGTAGTGTTTAAAAGTAATCGGGAGTTTGAATTTGTAGTAGATAATGAACTTCTTTATTGTATGCAATCAAATGATATTTTAATTAAATATGAAAATAAAGGAAACGAAACTGAATATAATCCAAGCTGGGCAAAAAGCAGTTGAGGAACTTATAAAGGTAGCTAAAGAAAAGATCGTAGACTCAGAGGATGATATCTCAGCTGACAGACTTAAAAATGCTGCCGCTACTAAAAAATTAGCAATATTTGATGCTTTTGAAATACTAGCTAGAATAAAAGAAGAACAGGATTTATTAGATGATAAACCTGTAGATAAAAAAGCAGATACTTTTAAAGGTTTTGCTGAAGGAAGATCTAGATAATGTACGAGCAAAGTTTATATAGTGTAGTAGAAGACCACATAAAGCCTAAAGTAATAAAAAGATTAAATAGGCTTAATAAATGGGAATATGGTTACAATAAAGAACATGATATTGTAGTTATTAGTAAAACTGGAAAAATAGGCGAAATATATAATATACAGAACCTATTAGTAGCCTTGCCTTTAGCAGAAGACGTTTATAAGTGTTCTGATAAAAAAGAAGAGCAGCGATGGAGTGTTTTAGATTATCCTAAAGAATTAAACAAAGTAAAAAATGTTTATGAATGGAATGAAAAACCTTTATCGTTTAAAGAAAAATATTATGATTACATTAATAAAGAATTCGTTAGGCGTGAAGAAGGCTTTTGGTATTACAATAAAGGCATTCCTACTTATATCACTGGTTCTCATTACATGTACTTGCAGTGGACTAAAATTGATGTTGGGCACGCAGACTTTCGGGAATCAAATAGATTATTCTACATATTTTGGGAAGCATGCAAATCTGATAGTAGATCCTACGGAATGTGTTATCTTAAGAACAGACGGTCCGGGTTTAGTTTCATGGCTTCATCCGACACAGTTAACCAGGCAACAATATCGAGAGATTCTAGGTTTGGAATACTCTCTAAGTCGGGAGCTGACGCTAAGAAGATGTTCACAGATAAGGTTGTACCCATATCAATTAACTACCCATTCTTTTTTAAACCGATACAAGACGGGATGGAACGTCCCAAAACAGAATTATCGTATAAAGTCCCATCTAAACGTCTCACGCGCAACTCGATCAAAGAGACAGACCAAGATATACAAGAGGGATTGGATACGACCATCGACTGGAAGAATACCGGAGACAACTCGTACGACGGAGAGAAACTCAAATTACTCGTCCACGATGAATCGGGTAAATGGGAGAGACCGGACAACATCCTCAACAACTGGAGGGTCACGAAAACAACGTTAAGATTAGGTAGAAGGATCGTCGGTAAATGTATGATGGGCTCTACTTCAAACGCATTAGACAAAGGTGGAGAAAACTTTAAAAAATTATACGACGCTTCGGACGTCAACAAAAGAAACCGCAATGGTCAGACTAGCTCAGGATTATATAGTTTGTTCGTTCCTATGGAATGGAACTACGAAGGATACATTGATTCTTATGGACTACCTGTATTTGACACTCCAAAAAAACCGATCAAAGGCATTGATGGCGACGAAATTGATATAGGTGTTATATCACATTGGGAAAATGAAGTTGAAGGATTAAAAGACGATCAAGACGGTTTAAACGAATATTATAGACAGTTTCCAAGAACAGAGAAGCATGCGTTTCGTGACGAGGCTAAAGAGTCTTTGTTTAATTTAACTAAAATATACGAGCAAATTGATTATAATGAAGACTTGCGTAATACTAATGTAGTTACACAAGGTAGTTTTCAATGGGAGAATGGAATAAAAGATACAAGAGTATTATTTGTTCCTAATAAAAACGGAAGATTTTTGGTTAGTTGGGTTCCACCGATTGCTTTACAAAATAGATATAATATAAAAAACAATATAAAATATCCTGGTAATGAGCACTGTGGGGCTTTTGGATGTGATAG